CTCCGCAGTTGTGGGGTCTGCCCGTCGTCGAGTCGGAGGCCATCGCTGCCGGCACCGCATACGTGGCGGACTGGAAATGGGCGGTCCTGTGGGACCGGGAGCAGGCATCGGTACAGGTCACGGACTCGCATGCGGATTTCTTCATTCGCAACCTCGTCGCGATTCTCGTTGAGCTGCGCGCTGCGTTCGGCATCCTGCGTCCGTCCGCGTTCGTGAAGATCACCCTCTGATGGCGACCGGGGTGGCCGCACGTTGCCCTGTCTGCCGAAGCCTCCACGCTGCATGTGGGCCAGCAACGGCGGTCACCCCGGTTGACCCGCATACCGCGGCAGTACGACGGGAGAACCCGATGGCTGAGCTTCAGGAATACCGCTACGTCGTCAACGGCATGACTATCACCGCGCTGCTCGACGAGCAGGACGCTAAGCGGCTGAACGCGGTACCCGTCACGCTGGACAGTGCAGGCGCAAGCGACGTCGTGACCATTGCCGGCAAAGCCCGTACCGCGAGCAACGCGGCACGGACGCCGACCAACAAGGGCCGGTAAGGCTGTGGACCCGCTAGTAACTGCGGCGGAACTGGGTCTGTATCTACAGCGCACAGTCGACCCGGACGCTGCCGGGCTGGCCGTGGCGTCAGCATCCGGGATAATCCGCGATATCTGCGGCTGGTCGATCAGTGCCGAAACGACAACGTTCGTCCTCGACGGTTCCGGCACGACGATCCTGAATCTGCCGACGCTGCGACTAGCCGCAGTCTTCGAAGTCCGGCTGTGGGGCGTCGCACTCGATCCGGCCGAGTACTCATGGACGGAACGCGGACAGCTGTATCGCGCTGCCGGCTGGCCGGCCGATTTTCGCGCTGTCGCAGCTGACGTGCAGCACGGATACGAGCAGACACCCGACACGGTACGCGCCGTGGCGCTGAGCCTGGCCGGTGCGACAACGATGAATCCCGGCGGCGCGCTCGTGTCGAAGACCGTCGGCGCAGTCACGCACGCGTACCGGGACGCGCCCGGCGTCCTGACGGAACTACAGGAATTCCAGCTGAGCGGCTACCGGCTGCCCTGATCCGGAACGGAGCACCACTATGCAGGAAAGTTCGGGCGCTACCGGTCTGGTCGTCGTCACACTCATTGACGCAGACGGCCGGATCAAATCGCAGCAGACGGTCAGGAATCTGATCACCGATGCCGGCGACCAGTATCACGTGAAGCGGATCGCCGCCGGAGTGGTGCCGCTGGCTTCCGCGGACGTCACGAAAGTGACGGGCATGAAATTGGGCACCGCGACGACTGCGGCCAGCAAGTCCGGATCGGGCGCAGCCCTCGGGACGTACGTTGCCGGCAGCGCTGTCGTGTTCGATACCGGCTTCCCGACAACGGAAAACCTCGGTGGCGGACTCGGCTGGACAGTGACGTATCAGTGCACGTTCGGGGCCGGCATCGGCACATCCGCAGCGCTGACAGAGGTTGCGCTGGTCACCGACGCAGCAGCAGACGCAACGAGCGTCGCGGCAAACACTGTCGCGCGGGTCGTGTTCGCTGCCACACCGAAGGCCGCGGCAGACACGCTGGCCGTCGGCTGGGCGCATAAGCAACTCGGGTCCTAAGGGGAGCGCAATGCACACACCAACGCTGGGCAGTGTCGTCATCGTCGGGGTGGACCCGGAACTCAACAACGAGTCCGACGTGTGTCCCGCTGTCGTCACGCTCGTCGTCGGCGCGAACGTCAACGGCGGTTGGGACGTGAACGTCAAGACCGTGCCGGACGCTGAGGGCGGCGGCGAGTGGAAAGAGTCCGTGCGGCTGTTCGAAACCGAAGAGGACGCGCGCAATACCGGCATCGCGATTTCCGGGTACTGGCCGCCGGAGCCCGAGGTTCTTCAGAGGGGGTAAGTCCCGATGCCGCTCAAGGCTGACTGGACGAACGCGGACGACTCGCACGACTCGCATCCGCAGGCACACAACGACGCGGCGACCCGGCTCAACGCGTTGTCCAACGTCGACAACACATCGGATGCCAACAAGCCGGTATCCACCGCGCAGGCTACGGCCGATAACCTGCGGGTGCTCAAAGCTGGCGACACGATGACTGGGCTGTTGACGCTGCCGGCAGGCGCAGGAGATACAGGCGGCCTGAAGATCGGCACGGACGTCAATCTCTACCGGTCGGCCGCGGATGTCCTCAAGACTGACGATGCGCTGACGGTGACAGGAACGCTGACCGCTCCGAATCTGCCGTCACTGGTGGACGTGCAGATCTTCACTGCTGCCGGCACGTGGACTAAGCCGACCGGAGCGAAGTCGGTACGCGTGCTATGCGTCGCCGGAGGTACGGGCGGGGGCTCTGGTCGCCGGGGTGCTGCCGGCACGGTCCGGCAAGGCGGCGGCGGCGGGGCGTCTGGCGGCGCGACGCGGCAAGAGATTCCGGCGTCCGCGCTGCCGAGCACGGTTGCCGTGACTGTCGGATTGGGAACGGCAGGCGGCGCGGCCGTCACGGCGGACAGCACGGACGGGAACGCTGCCGCGGCGGTCACGACGTCGAGCACGTTCGGGACGTACCTGAAAACGGGCACGAGTCAGAACGTGCCGGCCACGCAGGGCGGCGGCACCGGCTCGGGCGGGGTCGGGGCCACGGCCGGCTCGGGCACGGCAACGGGGGTTGCCGGCGGGTCGGCCTCGGGAACCGGCGGGGCCGGCGGCGGCGCGGGCACTGGACAGACAACGGGCACGCCGGGCGGCGGCGGCTCGGGCGGTGGCATCACGTCCGGCAACACCGCGAACAACGGCGGCAACGGCTCGAATCTCACCATCACGTCATCGGCGACGATGGCGGGCGGCATCGTCGACAGCACGCTTCCCACAACGGCGATCTCGCAGCCTGCTAACTCGGGACTGCCCGGTCACGGCGCGGGCGGCGGCGCGGCATCCATCACGCAGGCAGCGCAGGCCGGGGCCGATGGCGGCCTGTACGGCGGCGGAGGCGGCGGCGGCGGTGCGTCGCTGAACGGATTCGCCAGCGGCAAGGGCGGCGACGGCGCAAACGGAATCGTCATCGTCACGACCTATTTCTAGGGAGCCGCGATGAACGGGTTCGGCGTTGCCACTTTCGGGTCCGGCACATTCGGCGATCCCGCCGACGTCATCGCGCTGAGCTTCACAGACACGGCGACAGTCACGGACACGGCTAGGTCTCGGTACCGGCGGGTGCTGCTCGACACGGCAGCAGTCACGGACACGGCTGTGTCGCGGTACCGGCGGGTGCTGCTTGACACGACCGGCGCGGCAGACACGACGAGCGATCACGCGAGGCACCTGCTCGTCGACGCTGCCGGCAGCAGCGACCAAACGCTCAGAGCGATTCTGCGGGTCGTAATCGAGCAGGCCGGGACTTCGGACAGTGTCAAGCTGCGACGCGCGCAGCGACTCGTTGAGGCCGCGGACAGTGCCGGTGCGGACGACGCGACCATCCTTGTCTGGCAACGCCGACACATTGACTCCGCTGGCGCGATCGACACGGCAACGCTCGTCTGGCATCGGCAGCGCGGGATCGTCGACGAGGCGGGCCCGCACGATGCCGTAATGCACGGCTGGCAGCGGCTGCGCAGCTTTGCCGATCGGGCAGGCGCACGCGACACGTTGAGCTTCAACGAGGTGCCGGCCGTCGTCAGCGTGTTTACCGCCTGGGCGGGCACGGAGTTGGGCAGTGATCGGATTGTTGTCCGCGATGCTCCGTTGATCGTCGATCCGCGGCACGGCAACCGGGAACGAGACTGGAATCAGGCCAGTGCGGTCGTCGTCGACCGGTGCAGCGTCCAGCCGTTCGGGGCGACAGAGGTAGCGGCCGATCGGGAATTCACGTCGACGCACGTGCGGCTGTTCGCCCCGCCGAACGTCGAGCTGTCCGCGACGAGCCGGGTGATTTTCGACGGGGCTACGTACGAAGTCGACGGTGAGCCCGCTAGATGGCGAGATCTGGACGGCCGGCCGAGTCACGTTGAGGCAGCGCTTAAGCGGCTTGCCGGATAGGGGGACGCGTGACGACATTCGGCGACGCAGAGGCTGCGGTCGTAGACATCCTCGTTGCGGCAGACGGGTTCGAAAACGTCAACGTGGCGACGAATCTGATCGGCTACAGCACTGGCCGATGGCTACGCGTCATCCGTACCGGCGGCATCCCAACGATGTGGATGCGTGTCGATAATCCCGTGATTGAGGTCGCTGCGTACGCGGCCGACAAGGGCGAAGCGCTGGACTTGGCGAACGCTGCCCGCGCAGCGATCCTGGCCGCCCGCGGGCAGTACGTCGGCAACGGGCTCGCGCTGTATGACGTCGTGGACAACGACGGACTTGCCTGGTCGCCGGACGAGCAGAATCCGGAGCTGGCCCGCTATGTGTTCGCACTGGCGCTCGTGACGAAACCTCGACCGTGAAGGCGGCATCATGAGCGTGTTCTCTGACTTGCGCGATGCGCTGGTTGACGATCTGCCGGAACTGAACGTGTCGCCGTCGTGGCCGGACACGTTGACTCCGCCGTGCGCATTCATCACGCCGCCGCTGTCTGACGAGTACGTCAAGCAAGGCCCGATGTTCGGCGAGCACACGATTGCGCTGGACTTGGTGTTGCTGGTCGCCCACGACGACGCGGCAACGGCACTCGGCGCACTAGAAACCATGGTCGAGTACGCGATTTCCCAAACCGCCGACTGGACGCTCACGAGTGTGGACGCCCCGGCACCGACGACGGTCAGTGAGAACGGCGCGGAATATCTCGCGTCAGTCATCCACCTCAGCAAGCCCGTACGAATTGGAGTAGGACTATGAGTGCAATCGGTACCCGCCTTTTGACTCTGACCGTGGATGGCACCGACGCCACGGCCCAGGTGTCCACATGCGTGATCAAAGCGGCAGAGACAGATTCTGACTTCGTGTCGTTCGCGGACGCTGCGGCCGGCGGCGGTCGGGAATACACGCTGGCGCTGACGTTCGTGCAGGACCCGGCGACGGGCACCCTGTGGGATCAGGTCTGGGCCCACGCCGGCGAAGAAGTCCCGGCGATCGTCAAGCCGTTCGGGAACGCGACTGCGACGTCCGGTCAGCCGCATTGGAGCATGACGGCGATCGTGTCGGAGCCCGACGGTGACCTGCTCGGCGGCGAAGCAGACGCGTCGCCGTCCAACCGGTTCGTCACCGAGGTCGAATGGAAGCTCACCGGTAAGCCGACGAAGGTTGTCGCGTAATGGGTTCCGGCCCTGCGACGTATCTGAAAATCACCGGTCTTGAGGCCGTCGAGCGCGACCTAGCGAAGATCGGCGTCAAGCTGTCCGATCTGGACTTCACCAGCATCGCCAACGAGGGGATGCGACTCGCGGCCGGATTCGCGCCGAAGCGCAGCGGCAAGCTGGCCGCTTCCATCAAGGCCAGCAAGGCGAAGTCGCGGGCGACGATCCGGGCCGGCGGCGCGCGCGTCCCGTACGCGGCGGCGATCAACTACGGCTGGCGCAAACGCAATATCGAACCGGCCGAGTTCATGCAGCGCGCTGACGAGGTGCTGCGCCGACGGGTGCCGGCACAACTAGAGGCACAGATGAGGCGCATCATCGCCGGGCAGGGGATGGCATGACCGTAACGGAACGCGAGCCGATCAAGCCGACGCTGGACGTGCCGTTGACGCACGCTGTCGAGGAGCTGACCGGCTTCGAATCACTCCAGATTGAGCGCCGGTTCAACAAAAAGATGGAAGAACTGGGCGGCGTCAGCCTCACGATCGGCGTGGTCTGGGCGTACGAGAACCGGGACGGGCAGAAACGCAACTGGTCATCCGTGGAGAACATGACGTTTCGCGAACTCACCGGCTACTTCGCTGCGGAGCCCGAGGACGTCAACGAAGCGGAGCCCGACAGTGAAGCGGGAAAAGACGACTCGCCCGACGGTCCGCAGACGATGACCTCGCGGCGTGGTGCATCGGGACGGGCTTCGGCCCAGAAGTCTATTACGGACTGACGCTAGCGCAACGTTCCGCGTTCGCGCGGGCGGTCAATCGCGCCAACAAAAAGTAGGGGGCCGTCATGGCTGGCACTATCAAAATTGCCATCCTGGCGAACGCGAAAGACGCGATCCGGAACATCAACAACACCGGCAAGGCCGCAGACGACATGGGGAAGAAGACCAAGGGCGCAGGCGGCGGACTGAAGACCCTTGCCGGGGCGGCGGTAGCGGCCGGAGGCGTGGCACTCGTCGGCGATGCGCTGCGCGACGGCGTCAAAGAGGCCGGCGCGTTTCAGGACGCCGGCAAACAGACCGCGGCGGCACTGAAGTCCAACGCGAACTTGCACGGGCTGACCGCCGCGCAGGTACAGAAGTCCAGTGCCGCGCTGGAATCGCTGACCGGCGCGAAGATCGACGAGAACGACGCCACGCTGGCGGCGAACAAACTCATCCGGGCCGGGGTGACCAGCCAGGCCGGGCTGGATCGGGCGTTGAAAACGTCCGCAGACGTCGCGCTGGGGTCCGGCAAGGACATCAGCAGCGTATCGACGGCGCTGAGCAAAGCACTGGCGAACCCGGCGAAAGCCGCTGGCGTGCTCGGCAAAGCCGGCGTGGTGCTGTCCAAGTCGCAGCAGGACGCGATTACCGCGATGGCGAAGACCGGCAACACTGCCGGCGCGCAAGGGCTCATCATGGATGCGCTGGAAAAGAAATACAAAGGCGCGTCCGAAGCGGCCGGCACCGGGCTTACCGCGGACATGGGACGCGCGCAGGACGCGATGGCGGACGCTAAGCGCGATATCGCCACGGCGCTGCTGCCGGCACTGTCGAAACTGGCGAGCGCGTTCGCGAAGAATCTGCCCAAGGCGATTGCCGTCATCGTGCCGGTGTTCAACAAGCTTGTTGCGCTCGTCCAGAATCCCGCGTTCCTCGCCCTCGTCGGCGTTGTCGGGGCGATCGTCATCGGCTTGAAGGCGTACAGCGGAGTCATGGCCATCGTGTCGGCAGCGACGAAAATCTGGGCGGCCGTCCAATGGCTGCTCGATGCCGCAATGGCCGCCAACCCCATCGGGCTGATCATCATCGGCATAGTCGCGCTGGTCGCCGCGATCGTGTGGATCGCCACGAAAACGACGTGGTTTCAGACAATCTGGAAGGTCGTCTGGGGAGGGATCAAAGCCGCCGCAGTGTGGGTGTTCAACTTCCTGAAGACCTACTTCGTGACGATGTTCGATTTCTACAAGGCGATTTTCTGGAAAGGCGTTGCCGCTTTCAAGGCCGTCTGGTCCGGCATCACATGGCTGTGGAGCAAAGCTGTCGCGGTGTTCAACGCTGTCAAGACAGCAGTTGCCGCGGCCGTCAACTGGGTCGTGACGAAGATCGCGGCGTTCATTGTCGGCGTCAAAGTCGTTTGGGCGCGCATCATGACGCTGGTTGACAAGGCCATCGCGTTCAAAAACCGAGTCATCGGCGTTTTTCAAGGCTGGCTGAAGTGGATGCTGGCGCTGCCGGGCAAGGTCGTTGACGGGCTCGTCAACGGCCTGAAGGCAGGCTGGAAGAAGGTCACCGACTTCATTCACGGCGCGGTTGACCTGATCCCGAAGGGCATACAGAAAATCCTCGGGATGCATTCACCGTCGAAGGTCATGGCTGGCCTGGGCGCGAACATCGGGCAGGGACTAGCCATCGGTATCAGAGGCCAGGTGCCGGCAATCTCCAAAGCGATGGGGGC